AAGTTACCAACAAGCTCATCAGGAACCATGTTGGTCATTTTAGCTAATATCTCAAGTAATAAACCATAAGATGCTATATTGAATGGTAAACCTAAGAATGTATCTACTGAACGTTGATTCCACATTAATGAGATTGCTCGTTGGGGTAATGATTTTGGATAAAATGGAGTTCCCATATGTTTAAGTTCTAATGGTGTTCCGTTTATTTCTATATTCAAACCCGATTTAGAATATAGCTCCCATCTTTCTTCCAAACTCAATTCTCTCGTATAAACTTGAAATCCATAATGACATGGTGGAAGAACCATTTGGTCTAATTCACCTACATTCCAAGCCGAAACCATTAGTCGTCTTGAGTCTGGATTTGTTTTAAGGTCGTTGATTAGGTTTTGGATTTGGTCTATTCTTGGATTATGTTTTTTTATTTCGTCAATAACAAATTTTCTATTCGATGAACCATTTGGTAATTTCCCATTTTGGATATCATAATTTACTTCATGTGTATAAACATCATCTAAATCATCGATAAAACTACTACCCCAACTTCTCCATTGCTTACCATACAGAGGTCCTAATTCACCCCACTTCTTAGCAAACTCATCATCTGTTTTGATTTGGTTGATAAACTCTTCTTGTGTGTAGTAGTCTGGAACTCCACCAGTTTGCTCATTCAACTTTTCACCTTTAATAAGGTAATTCTTATAAGCATCTCCATCCCAAATATGACAATCATTATCAACAAGGTATTTGATATTGGTGTCACCACGTAAAAACCATAACAATTCTGTTACAATTCCTTTCCAATACATTTTTTTGGTTGTGAGTAAAGGAAAGCCTAAACTCATATCATGACGAATCTGTCTTCCAAATACGGAACGTGTCTTGCCATTTCTACCTTCTTTTAATTCTCCACTCTTAAACACATCGTATAGTAGTCTAAGATAATCGTGTTCAATGTTATTTTTTGCCATATTTTTTTCTCAAGTATTCTGCCCATGCAGATTGCTTACGTCCATTAACAAAGAACCAACCTAAATTCATTTCAAACCATTTATTAATTTCGTATGCCCAATGACATATAATGTGCCAAAATAACCAAACTAATATTATAATCCAAAAACTAATTAACAGTATTAATAACAGATTCATCTTCTATAATTTTTGCATCTTGTACAGTTTCACAAAATATGAAATGTGTTTCGGATCGTAAAACATGATCTGCACCAACCCATTCCATATACAACTTAACATATTCCATATCGGGGTCATCTCCTATCTTACGAGCGAACCCTGATACAGGTTTTTTCTTGATAACAATGTACATTGCATCACCATGGCGATATAATGTTTTGATCAAATTCATATATTACATCATTGGCATTTGCGGCTCTTCACCTTTTGAAGGCTCATCAACAATTACACACTCGGTCATCAAAATCATTGAAGCAATAGATACTGCATTTTCAATTGCCGTTCTGGTTACTTTGGTTGGATCAATAATACCCATTTCAATCATATCACCATATTCATTGGTACGAGCATTATAACCATGTGCTGATTTGCCTTCTTGTACATGATATAATACTACCTTACCATTACCGCCAGCATTCGTAACAATTTGCTCAAGAGGTGCTTCTAATGATTTGCGAACAATATCTACACCTAACTTTTCATCTTCATTCACTGTTTTTACTGCGTCTAATGCAGCTGCACATCGAATCAAAGCAACTCCCCCGCCTGCAACAATGCCTTCTTCTACTGCTGCTCTGGTTGCTGCCAATGCATCATCTACTCGGTCACGCTTTTCTTTCATTTCAGTTTCAGTTGGTGCACCAATATACAATACAGCAACTCCACCTGCCAATTTCGCCAAACGCTCTTGAAGTTTTTCGCGGTCGTAATCTGATTTAGATTCTTCAATCTCATAACGAATTGATTCAATGCGTCGTTGAACTGCTTCTGATTCACCATAGCCATTAATGATAGTTGTACGGTCTTTGGTAATCTCAACCTTTTCACAATGACCTAACATGTCCATTGAAGCTTCTGATAGCTTGTATCCAGTCTCTTCGGACACTACCGTTGCTCCTAGCAATGTTGCTAAATCTTCTAGCATTGATTTGCGTTTATCTCCAAAGCCTGGAGCTTTAACTGCTGCAACTTTCAATGCACCGCGGATGCGATTCACAACGAGAGTTCCTAGTGCATCACCATCAACATCTTCTGCTACAATCAATAAGCCACGTCCTGATTGAACTACTGGCTCAAGTATGGGTAGCAATTCTTTCATGGAAGATACTTTACCATCTACTAGCAATACAAAAGGATTGTCCATTTCCACAGACATTTTTTCTTGATTGGTAACGAAGTAAGGAGATAGGTAACCTCGGTCAAACTGCATACCTTCTACTGTCTTAACTTCAGTTTCAGTACCCTTTGCTTCTTCAACTGTAATGACACCATCGCGACCCACTACACGAATTGCCTCAGCAATAAGTGAACCTATGGCATCATCATTGTTTGCTGATATGGTTGCAACTTGTTTTACTTTGTCAGCATCAACACCAACTTCTTGAGACATTGATTTAAGTTCTCCAACTACTGCACCTACTGCCTTGTCCATTCCTCGTTTCAAATCAATTGGATTAGCACCAGCTGCAACACTCTTAAGTCCCGCTGTTACCAATGATTGTGCTAACACTGTTGCCGTTGTGGTTCCGTCTCCTGCATTATCAGCTGTCTTGGATGCCACTTCTTTCACCATTTGAGCACCCAAGTTCTCAACAGCATCTTTAAGTGTGATTTCCTTTGCTACTGTAACGCCATCCTTGGTTATTTGGGGCGCTCCAAACGGTTTGCTGATTACTACGTTGCGACCCTTCGGGCCTAATGTCGTTTTAACTGCGTCTGCTAATGCATCAACACCTGCTTTCAATTTTGCACGAGCATCTGAATTAAATTCGATTTGTTTTGCCATAACTTGTTTATCCTTTTTATAACTGTTTATTTAATATAAATATTTATATATCGTGTTTCGTTGTCGATATACGTATGTCATATATTAATATATAGAATCATTTAGCAATTTCCAAGAACTTAGAATTCAATGTTCTTGCAACTTCTTGCATGTTCTTGGGATTGATAAATTTAGCATCAAGTCCGTACATGGTATGGAATGGAGTCTTATCATAACTATATCCGGTACTGGCAATGAAATAACTAATAACATTGATACCCAATTCGCGAAATCCATTAACAACTCTGCGAGTGAATTGAACACCATTATAATGATAAGCAACGCCCGATACATCGGTTGGGTATCCATCTGAGTAATTAATAAAGATGCATTCATCACCTTTTGCATCACGTTTAATGTCTTGCTCAATGCTCTTGAATGCCAACCCCTCCGGAGTACACCCAAATGTATCTAGATATTTAAAATAATTACGAATCTTACTCATTTTATCATGTGCCGAATCATATGCATAAACCGTAATTGCTTTTTCTTTACTACCCGTTGATGATTCGGTACCGCGCAATGAAATTTGCACACGGATGCCAGTTGTCATAGAAGCAGCTTGTGCAATTGCAACGGCTGACATAATGGCATTGCGAAACTTTTCACCTGCCATTGAGCCAGATGCATCAATTGAAATATGAATAAAATAATTTTTGAACTGATCCGTTACAATGCGATGAAACACGTTAGCATTATCATAACCCAATTGGGAAATCAATCTGCGATCAATCTTACCAGCTTGCAAACGAGTGGTCTTCAAGGTACGATCTGAATTGCGAAGCTGCAACTTTCGTCCCAATGTCTTGCCTAAAATAATACCTTGCGTAATGTTTTGATCATTTTCAATAAGCGATTTAACACGATATTGATTGGATGCTACATCGGCTGCATAATTTAACGTGCCTGCAATATAATCATTTGATCTGTTAGCAAATAAATGAGGCATTGCTGCAATGATACCTGCAGTCAATTTCTTGATAACAATTGTATCAACAAAATCGGAAGTACCTGATTCATTTGTTGCTACTTGACGAACCTCTGTACCCGATTCGCGGATAGCATTAACGATGCTTGCCTGCGTTTTATTCAGTCTACCTGTTTTCTTGTTGTCGCCCTTAAGGAAATCTCGTTGCTTTTCAATTGCCTTTTCTAATTTCTTAAGGTCATTTGCTGACAATGAAGATCCGCTATTAATAGCACCTTTGGTTGCATCATCCGAAGCTTCGCTTTCGCCATCTTCATCGCCATCATCGCTTTCGCCATCTTCATCACCATCATCGCCTTCGCCATCACCTTGACCCGTACCACCGTCACCTTGCTGAGGGTCTCCGTCTTGCGGTTGCTCTTCATCTGATTTTTCTTCCGCTTCTGCTTCTGCTACAGCATCCTTAACAAGCTTGTATACTTTGCATGCAACTAACAATGCATCTTCGGTAGATTGCAATCTTTGAATGTTTCGAAGATCAATCACATTCCAAATTTCTTGCAATGCAGCAAGTGCTTTCAAATTGCGGTTAGGGTTAGTTAGATTGATGATATGAAACATGTAATCCTCCCATGTCTCTTGACACTTCTCATTAGCTACCAATGCCTTATCAATAACTTTGTCATTAAAATACTTATCATACATTGCCTCATAATACATACGATAACCTGGAGCACTAGTATAGATATAAAAGTCAATGCGTCGATCTTCAATCCAATTCAATAAATCTTTGATGATCACAAAGTCTCGGTGTTGCATTGTCATGTCCGGATCAAGTCCATTCATTCGAACAATTTGTGCCATTGGCGTATTTGCCAAAATGCCACCTTTTAACATTCCAAAATCAGTCATGACAATATGCGAGCCTTCATGCAATGCTAATCCAACAGCTGGATCGAAATTCTTATCATCAAGTTTGGTGCCAATCACAACAGACTCGCCATTGGTATAGCTTGCATCTGCGGACTGAAATACTACGGGAATCGCTTTGCCCGTTACAATGTTAACAAAATTGGCAATAGCTCGTTGCGTAGCAGCTAATTTAGTATAATCAATACCATCGCCGCGTTTGAAATCTGTGTCAAAATCATCACTCAACCAAAAGCTAGATGCTGACTTTGAATAATATCGTTTGCCATCAAATTTATCTAAAATACTCATATACTCTTTATTTTATATATAATATGAAATTACTATTCAGTTTCCAACCAGATTGCATAAAAAAAGAGACAGATCACGCTGATTAACGGGTGGTGATTTTTGCCGTAACTGTCTCCTTTTCGAGCTATGAAAAATTAGAATGAGGTTTCTTGTCCTTCGGCATCAACCCCGGTATTAAAGATGTCTTTCATATCGGTTGCCATATGCTTTTGTATAATTTGCTTAACAAAGGTTCTTTCGGAATCCGTACCGCCCGATGCATCAAAGAAAGGAAGGATTGATACCTCAGCCGCTTCTGACAAAGAAAAGCCATCTGCCAACAATTCACATACGCGCACCGTCATACGAGTGGATACCATTGTGGTAAGTTTGCCTTCTTCCGATCTCCATTCCTTACGAGTTGCATCTGCAATATCTGCTACCGCATGAATCAAACTGCGGTTTACGGCCGGAAATCGTTTTGTTAATAAATCTTCTTCTTGAGATAGTGACAAGATATCAACTTCAATAATTTCAAATCGATCCATCAATGCCCGATCCAATACTCGAGTGGATGTATATTCGGTACCAATGTTTGCCGTTGCAATAAATGATACGCCCGATGCAACTTTGATAGTAGGAGAATTGATATCTTCATCCAATCGCAAATACCGTTGACCCTCATCTAATACGGTCATCAAGATATTCCAAGCTTCGGGGTGCGCACGAGACAATTCATCTAATAGAATAACTGCATTGTCGGTTTGAATTGCCTTGACAAATGCTGATTCATCAAACGATGTTTGACCATCAACGAAATGTGTATTACCAATCAAGGTTGCTCGAGGATCTTGCGTTGCACCCAAGTTAAAATAAAAGAAAGGACGATTGGTTGCTACGGGAAGATCTTTTGCTGCTTGCGTCTTACCACAACCTGCAGGACCAACCATCATGATATTTTTGCCACGCACTGCCGAACGAACCAAATATTTCCATTTGATGTCGGACATTTCCAATGTTGCAGGCTTAATTTTATAAGCATTCTGAATCAAACTAAACACTGCATCTTGTTCTTGTGGCATAGGTTGTGGAGTTGATTGTGATTGTTTGATGTCTTCTAATTCAAAGCCGGACTTGTTCATTCGTTTGGCTCGGCCGGTTTCTTCATCAAACAACAGTATCTCATCATTATCAAATGCGTGCTTGATCATGATAGGGCGGAACAAATTGCTAATGTCAATGCCCGTGCCAAATTCAATAATACGTTGTTTGCCATTTACTAAGGTTGGCACACCAATAACTTTTTTGTTTTTCATAACTCTTTTTATTTTCTATATAATATGAAATAAAGAGTTACATTCCAACCTATTCGTCTTGTTTTTTATGTTTTTTCTTGCGAGTGTAAGTTTTTTTGCTCTTCTGTATGATTGGACGAGTTGCTTGCCAAATTTCCTGCATAGTTACTTCAATCTTTTTCATGGCAAAAATATATGAAAATGTTTTGCAAAATCCAAATTACCATTTTCTACAAGACCAATATCTTGCTGAGGTTCTATCCTTGGCAGTATGACAACGGTGTCTTGCTCTAAATGAACGCCTACGTGCGGGATTGCTTTTACGTATTCTCATATTAGGGTCGCCGAAGTTGACCTTTACAACGTTGCCTTTGGCATTTTTAACGTAGACTTTGAATTTTTTAACATCGCCGCGCATTGGTTTGCCCAATTGCACTTTGCGACCTTGATATTCGGCTTCATTGATTCCAGCTTCCATGATGGTTACATATTCTGGATTTTCATCTGCAGATTTGATTGTTTCAATTAAGCATTCAGCACAATATGCTTCTGCTACTGGTATTTGCGATTCATGTAATGTCATATATCACCTTAAGTATTCGTTTTTAATATTTAATTGTAATTTGGCCTCAGCTAACCATGACTCTCGACTATAACTTGACCAATGAGTTATGGTTGGAAGTTGATTTAATATGTCTGTAACTACGCGTGCATATACAATTGGTATAACTCTTGGTATAACTCTACCATCGTAATTTGTAAAATTTGGTTCTTTTTGCTGCATAAGTGTCCATATGCTGGCAGCTAATGGGTCTCGGTCTCGGTAGTTTGCTAGTTCAACACTATGACCAGAATAAAAATCGCTACCTGGATTTAATTCTGTAAGGCCGGTTTCTTTTGTGTCTCGAATTAATTTGGCAACTGTCATTGATATTTTGCAATTGTTTAAATATAAAACGTTGACAGTTTGAGGCAATCCAGCAAAAGATTTAACCTCACTGTTATGAATAGTTACATTAGAAGGTCCTGCTGGCAATCCTTTAAAACTTTCAATTGTGCAGTTTTTTAATTCTAATAAACCCGTAATGTTTGTCGACAATGCTTCAAAAGAATCAATATCCATGTGTCGAAGTACTAAAGTCTTTGCAATTCGTGGAAAATTTTCAAATGATGCTGGTTGCGGAGTTATAGCAAATGTATTAACTTGTTTAAATGCAATAGGCGAATATGGTATATCTACTTTGTATATGATGTTTAGATCTGGTGCAGATACATATAATTTATCTGATTCCTGAAATATCGTTTCGCTTTTTATTTTTTCTAACAGATTGGATCCGCCTTGTACATAATGATATAAAATATATTTTACTTCATCAGTAGTCGTAGCCAAACGCCGGTCCTTAATCATTGCAGAAATTTTTTCTTGAATCTTTGGATCTGACCAACGCGTAACGGTATCTAACCCAGTATCACAATACAATGTATCTTTTAATTTGAATATGCCTTGTTTGTTTGGTTGTACTGCACCTAACAATCGATTAATTTCGTCTAAAAATCCAATTGGCGGCGTACCATATACTTTTTGTTCTGCTTGATACAATACGTTGCTTGGATCTTCTAACGAAACAAACGGTTTGATTGCAACGCGTGCTACAGGATTTTTAATGTTTAAATCATCATTACGAACTAAATATGCAACCAATGTTCCAGCTTCAACATCATGTTGAACATACTGTGCATTGATTCCACTATATAAATTCATGCAGCTTGTCCATCCACGACCTGTACTCATTCCTGCTACATCGTATCGATGTTTTGAAAATACAATGTAAAACGATTTAACTTTGTTTTCTCGATACAATTTAACTTCTGGAATTTTGTTATATTTGTCTATAAGATCTTCGATTTGTTCGACTGCCTCATCTTTCAATTGTTTTCGAACATCTTCCATTGGACGTTGGCCCATCAACGTTTCTCGACCTTTTTCATCTTTCTCGATGTAGTTTTCAAGTTCTTTTAATTTGTGTTGAATTTTAATTTTAGTAATAATACCAGTAATCCATTTAGACACTTTTGTTTTGCGGCCATATTCATCTGCTACCATCCCTGCAAACAGGTCGTCCCAATTAGGCATACGCGTACTGTATTCCGGTTTACCATCTATACGGTCTACCCGCGCAACTAAATCTCGCATTTCATACCAAAAGTTAGAATATTCATCACTCACATCGCTAATATCCATGCCAAATTCTTTGGTTTCATATGGTACGCCGATGCGATCCAATCTACGTGATGATTTGGTATCCGGCAATGCTGCCAATGCACTCAACACTGCATCTTGTTGTTGTTCAATGTTTGGATTACGTTGCATGGAAACATATTCACGTGCTTTATCTAAGGGCAGTGCTTCTTTGATCAATTGAACTTCTAAAAGTGTTTTCAATCTAATCACTATAACTCCTGCCGGATTGCTAATTTAGGAAGATATGATCTCCAAGTAGTTAATATGTTTTCTTTTTCTTGTGGCGTGATTGTTTCATTTTCTACCCACATAGATAAATATTCGTCAACTATCGTTTTAAATGGCCGTTTGCTTTTCTTTGCCTTGAAATACAAACCTTGAAGCATCGCTGGTATTTCTTTTGGCAGTGTAAAATAACGTGCTGCAGTCAATTTGCCCGATTCAATTTTATTTCTAAGTGCTGCATCTGATGAAATGTATTTGCCATCAATTGTATTCCACCCGCTTTGAGTAACATGTTCGATTTCATGCCGCAATGTGTCTCGAAGATTCATTGCAATGTCACTAAGTGTCCTAGGATATTCTGTAGGATCTAATTCAAATCGTATTTCAATTAATGGCGGTGTTTCGGCATCTCGTTTAGAATCATTGTATGCATCGCCCCCATATTTAAGATCATTTAACCCGTCAATCCATTGCACTTTGAGTTGCAAATAAAACTCTACCGGGATGGTTGCGTTTTCTATTTCATCAAAATATATTTTGGGCTGAGTTTCATCATCTTCAATGTGAGGTACCGTTTCTCCTTGCTTGTAAAAGATCTTTACACTACCATATCGACCTGCAGGATCGGATACTGCTGAGTAACTGTCTTTGATTATGCCAAGCAATTTATTTGATAATGTGGTTACTAAAGAATCATATCGGCCTTCTAAAAATAATTGCTTCATAGATATCATATTAATACTTCATATTTAATTATTGATTCAGGCGTTAATGATCTAGTACGCTTTACTTGTCCTTTTAAATCTTCTATCTGTCTAACCGTTTTATTAATTACTTGTTTATATGCCGCTGGATTTTGTTGCTTAAATGTATTAAAAAATCCTTGAATTGTGTTAAGTTCGGGATTTCTAAGAATACTCATTGGATCTTTAAATTGAAGTAATTTTTTATAACTGCTAACACTTCCTAATATTTCCAATGAATTTGAAGATAAAGGTACAAGATAATGTTGGCTAGTTGCAAACCATTGCGCAATTTCATCCAATGCTTTGATAGTTTTCTGTTTACCAATTCGTTTAACGATTGTTTCCGTATTCGTTGTTATTATTTTTTGAATAGGTGCAAGTTGTGCTACTATTTCTATATCATGAAAAAAGTAATTTTTAAGCCAATTTCTTCCAGATTTTTTAGATAATGAATATTCTGCATTTGGTATGTATGGTGCATGCGGATCATATGTGTTTTTACTTTTAGGATTTGTAATCGTATGCGTTTTTAAAGAAAATGTTATCCTAGGATCTTTTGCGTGAGTAATTTCATGAGTAATTACATTTTTAATATAGTTACTTTGTGCGTCAGCGCTACCTTTAAAGTTAGATAATAATATGTAATCTTGAACTAGATATATACTTTGATCGTCATTCGATGCCCATCCTGCTGACCCCTTCGGTATATCAGGATAAAGTTGTTTAGCAACATCTCTTGTTACTACATGTACTTCAACTTTAGTTCCTTGCGGTAAAAATGGATTACCGACATATTTTTGATAGTTCTGGCCAGTTTTAGATTTAAATTTCTGTACTTGCTTCCAAGTCGTAGACCAATCCTTTTTAAGTTTTAAAAACTTATCTGATGAAAATGTATGATGTTGGCCTGTCTGACTAACCTTGCCGTTTGCTATAGTTTTTATAATTTCATTAGTTATTCGATCTATTTCTTTTAATTCTTGAGCTGCAAATGGAATTCCTTCTTTAATTTTAAATTCTAAACTAGCAGCTGTTGCAGTTGTATCTAATTGCTTGCTTAAATTTTGTTCTAATTTTGTGGCCGTAAGTTTACGTTGTTTTATATCACGAAGATATTGAACCCGTTGTTCTTTTGAAAGCAGATTCCAATATTCATATACTTCCGGATTCGTTCTTTCCCAATTTGCAAGTTGTTTTAACTCTGATACATATGATAAATCTCGAGCAACATATCGACCAGTTTTTAACTTTTTTCCGTTAGAAAATAACTGAATTAATCGTTGTATGAGACGTTTCATTGACAATCCTTAATTAAACTGGTATTTGATATAAATATTATGTTATAAATTATTCAAGTAAATTGTAATTCCAATAACGTTCTTTGTCTTCATTAAATGGATTACCTGATTGTTGATAAAAACAATTCATACAAAGCATTTGAAGATTTTCTATGCAATGATTTGTTTCATCTCCATCAATGTGGTCTAAAAGTAAAGGAACGGTATCATCAGTTATTCTGCGTTCTGCATAACCACAGGAATTGCATTGTTCTGGAAGTATTGCCAATGCCAACAATCTATTGCGTAGCTTCCAGGTAGGATAGTTAGGATGCTTACCTGTCAAGATATTATCAATTGAATATATACCCTTATTGGCTTTGCAAACGTCTTTTGGTATGCCTACCCCAAATTGATTTTTATGTAGCTCATACAATGTCTTTCCGGTATCTCGATCCACGTACATTCGAGCATACTTTTTATAAGTAGTAAATGATATTTTGAGAAAGCGAGCAGCTTCGGCATTAGATTTAGTATTTTCCATTGCATAGCGTATTTCGCTTTCTGGAATATCCAATGCCGTCTTGCCAATACCGTAAACGTATTTGTATTGTTTTTCTTCCATTAATACAATCCGTGCTTCCTTAGTGTGGTAACTGCATCTTTTGGAAATGTTTTTGTTTCCCACATTTCTTTAACTATATCTTGCAATTTAACTACTTTTGCTGTAAAAAATGTAGGATGAACTTTTGAAAGTTGTTTAACTTCTGCAATCCAATATGAATATACCGGATATTTTTCATCAAACCGATCTTTATCTGTACGATTTTCCCAATATTCAATTTGATCTTGCAATGGCCACATATGGATCGGAATGTTTGGATCTTTACGTATACCAGATAATACCGGCATATTTTCATTTCGTTTCAAGTTTTTAGTAATAAACTTGTCCATAAGTATTGCAGAACGATCTTTTGGAGACATTCCGGTGTGTGCTGATTTTTTACCCATTTTGTTTTTGTTTTTCTGTTAATATAACTATTTTGCGCCATGCATCTTCTGCACGGTATGCATATGTTTTAAACTTAATGATATCAAGTTTTTTTCGAGCTGCTTCCATACGGCGCATGTTTCGATGATACGTTGCATGCAACATTGCAATGCGGAAACGAATAATGTAATTACGAATTTTTCTTATCATGTTTTTCTAGTGTTGCAGTTAAATTGCATTTAATAAAATATTCATATACGGCTTCGCATGCATCATGAGTATCTATAAATACTGCACAACGGCCTACGTTATGCACAATTAATGCACATTGATGTGCTTGAAGTTCGTTATGATCGCACGCATCCATAATGCATCCTATTACATGATCAAACGTATTGCGATTATCGTTGTGTAATACAACTTGATGCTTGCCTCGTTTAGAAGATTTCTTCAACACTTGCTTTGACATCGCGTATAATTGCACATTGTTCATATAATTCTCGATCCGTAGCATATCGCAGCGATTCATTCAAAAAATGCAATCTGCGTTCTTTACTCCATTGTTCTGGCCACTCCCAATCGTTAGTTGCCATGGTGTTAATCGAATCAATAAATAATTGTTCTATAAAGTTTTGATTCATAACTTAATATAATGAATAATATGTTTGTATCCAAATTATTTAATAACTAGCTTTTGGCCAATTTGTAGTGTGTCTGATTTTAATTTATTTATGCGTTTAAGTGAATCAACTGTAGTACTGTGTTTTTGTGCAATTGCACTTAACGAATCTCCAGGTTTAACAATATAGGATTTTCCTTTTTTTGAGTCTTGTTTAATTTGCGAATATGTTTTACCCTTATTTGGTCCTTGTTCGTATTTTTCTGTTTTAGGATCATATCCAAACCATTTGCTGTCTTTTGATCTACCCCACTCATCTCTTTCATCCAGTAAATTAAAAATTTGCTGTGCAATTTTTCGTCGGGTGGGTAAACTTTTCGCAAGTGCTCCGGCTCGAGGTCGTTCGGAGTATCTTGCAAAGCCTTCTGCTTTATCTGCAGCAGTTTTACCGAACGCCATGGCTTTTTGAAATTGCCGGGTTTCATATGCATATGTTCCATCATACTCATCTAAAAGTTCATATTTAATAAAATTTAATTGAACTGTTAAATTTGTCATTGCGCTGTTTCGTTTTTTTGCAAATGCAGCTAATGCTTTTTTTCTAGGACCAAGCCATTGTACTAAACCAAAATCTCCGCCACTGCCTACCGCTGCAGGATTAAATGTAGATTCGGCCCACATATTACCAACAATTGCAGCTGCTTGAATTTTTGTAAATCCTCTATTGATCAACGATTGTGCTAAAGATTTACCTTGTTCAATTTTATCTCCAGTAAGAACTCCTTTGCCTTCAAAGAGCAAAGCTTTTAACTGTATCATGATTTTTTACCCCAATTCTTTGCACCTTTCTTTCTGCAGGCTGATAATGCCAATGATCCATATGCCGAAGGCCATGTTCCTCCATTGCGCGTGTATCGTGCTTTTACTTTGTAGTAGCAAGAATCTCGTTTTGCTTTCTTTTTTTCATCAATTACAGCTTCAGCCTTAGGAGTACGTTTACCCATACCCACTTTACGCTTTTGTGCAACTAACGATTTCTTTTCTTTTTTATCAAATGAACTCCATGTTTTAGGAGTATCTTTAGAAACCTTACGCGATGGACGACATTTCTTAACGCCTTTAGTTTTGTCGTTACCACAAGGACGTCCATGTTGATCTGTCCATTTTTCCTTTACCCATCGGCGAAGGTCTTCTGATAACAAATCAACTAAACGTATCATGGTCTGCCTTTTTCTTCTCTAATAATCAATTCGCCTAATACTTCTAATCGACCTACTTCACGTTGAAATTCAATTTGAGTCATTGAAGTAGAAATCTTTTTATATGTGGCATCAAATTCGCGTTTAGCTTTGTCTAAATCAAATCGACCCGCAGCTGCTCGTTTATAATAAGGCAATTTAACTTTGAAATGATGCCAAGTTAATAAAGCCAATCCGCCTTTTTTATGAGCCGTAGTTGCAATCTTCTCTGCACCAGCTTCGCGCGTATCAGCAAATGATTCAAAAGTATCTTTTTTTTCTTCTTTTGATTCAAACAGTAAATTTATTAGTTTCATATTAATAAATATCACAATGTAGCAATCAATTTGTATGATTTACATCCAAATAATAACATGGATCTAAAATCAGCTTGTTGAAATGCATCTAACGAATGTTTTGATAATCTATTGAATCGTTTAATAACAGATATTATTTCATTCCAGTCTGTATATTCTAATACGGTTTCTACATAACTAACATCAACTAACATATCTTGTACATTAGGATAGTCCCATTCAATATGTACTACGGGCATAACTCGATCGTCGTTTATATAATCAATACATAAATCCAATCCGCACTTAAAACTAGTACTTAGAATGCGAAGAAGTTCGGGACGTTGCTTTGCATAACTTCGTACTTGTTCTGCCGCATCACCTGATAATGGATATCTAAAAACAAATTGACTGTGATCGAGTATCAATGCAGATTGTTCTTGTTGCGTAAGCCATGGTTGAATAATGGCATGAGCTCCCTTTGCTGCATCTCCATCTTTATACCATGTTGTGTCATGTTCTAATGAGATATCATTGTGTGCGTAATATGCTTGTTCAATTTCATTTAAATCAAACCCCTCGTGGTCTACATGACACGTATAATTTAATAATACATGTTCAGCAACGGCATCAGGCAATGGTTTAGAAATTTGAATATCAGAGTATACGGGTTTCGATACGTTATAACTTAACATTACATCATGTTTTTTATTATGTTAGCAAAATTTGTTTTTGAATTGTTAAAATCAAAATCAGCATCATCAAACAATTTAGTTTCAAAAGAATTTTTTGATTTTTTTATCAAGCAAACCGTTGCATCAAATTGTTCTAATCCATTAAGCAAATATACAATTCCAAAATATGCATACGTATCACAAACTTTAGCAATGAAGTCTGCTTTTGAAAATATCAATTTCAATGTACCTAAATCTTCAATAGGTGCAGTAAATACATGTTCTTTGCGTTTCAATCCTAAATATGAAAACTTAGGAGATGTTTTCATTTGTTTTGCAAATTCTTTGAAAAATGGTTTTGCTAATTCTTTTGGATCAACAATATTCTCTTCAGTCAATATGTTTTTTAGTTTCATCATCGTGTTAGATCCTTATCATCTAGAGCTCCACCTGTTACCCAAGCCGTACAACTTCTAGAGCCTGCACATTTGAAATGAAGAAAATTGCAATATCCCAAATCAGCTTTTTCAACTGTTGCCATGGCATCTACGTTTTTTTCATTGCCTTCGATGCCCTTTTGCATACACTTCCACATTTTATCTGAAACATCAAATGCTGCACAATTACCACATTTCATAGTTTTTGCTGTAGTTTCATCTATCTTCCAACGCTTAGCAGCAGTTTTCCAATAGTTGCCTGGTTTATCTGGATTAGCTGGACCATAATAGTATTTATTAATTGCAGTTTGCCGATTCTTAAGATTCACATCGATGTCCTGTGTTGCAGCAGGACAACCCGTTTTTGCTTCAATCAATAAATGCTTTAACTTTTCCATTATTTTCGACGTTTTGAAATTTCTATTGCTGCCAATTGTTTGAGTGCAGCTTTACGTGTTTTATGCGTCCCTAATCGTTTTCCGCCTTTAGATGGATATACTGCATATCCTCCTTTAACTTTGCGAATTGTTTCGTGCATTGCTTGTTTGAGTTGATCTTTGAATCCAACAGGAACAAATTGTGGTTGTGTGGTATTGCCTCCGAAGCCATGCATTTCATGATCTTCGTGATGCCCCATGGCATTCATTAAGAAATCACCTACTTCTTGAATGTCATCTTTTGAAGTAGCAACATGATCTGCAGCCCAATCGTGCCCATTGCTCAATATGCTTTGAACTTGACTCGGATCCATTTGCAACATGGCATCTACATATTTTTTGATTGTTTTTAAATTGCCAAAAAACATGTAATTGGTGTTTTCGGAATCTTGACATCCGCTTTTGGCTCCGCCGCAACCACAACCACATTCGTTCAATCGTTTCACGTTAGTCCTTTGCTAATACTGACCAGATTGTTCCAGTTAGTGAAACAATGCCGCCGATGATTTCCGTAGCAGCAGTTTCATCAATAAGTCCTTTAGCAATCAAGATACCACCTACAAATGTTAAGGTGTGTCGAAGAATTCCAAGTAATTGTTCTCGTGTTAAACGTTTCATTGTTTCCTTTTTTATATAAATATGATGTTTATAATATTAGTTAAGTTAATAGAACTTGTCTCCACTGGCCATTATTTGCATTGTATACATATAGGTATTCGTTGGCATCGTCCCAATATATTGAACCTGCAACTGGTTGATCTGGTCGAGCATTTGGTAATACAAACTTTCCTGTAAACCCAGAACCGCCTAGTCCGGCCAAGTTTATTATGCCATTTTTATTTGCAGTTATGTTTGTATTCGCATCAAGTTCTCCAGCAAATCCAACACGAGAGCCAGATATAAATGCCGATCCAGTTACTATTAGTGCATCTTGAGCCAGCGTAGCGGTGCCTATTCTTAACGAACCCGTAATGCCCATTGACCCAGTTACTTGTGCACTACCCGTAAACGGAAATCCTACTCCCGAACCTCCACCTGCATTAAGAGCAAATGATGCTGTTACAGCGTATGATGAACTCAATGCCGATACGGCATAACTTGCCGTTACTGGAACATTTCCTGCATAAGAAGCACTCAATGCAGTTGTAGCAAAAGATGCTGTTCCCGTTAACGCACCAACCAATGACCCCGAAAAAGATCCAGTTGCAACAACGGTTGTAGTTGTGCTAGTTCCATCCAATGCATCTATAATATTTGTTATGTGCGTAGGTTGTATCGTTCCGCCGCCGGTTATTCCCGTTCTACTTATTGTTCCCATTTACGTCCTTGTTTCGTTTTTTGTATATTGGCCAATTCTTTGTTTTTTCGTTGAGCCACGTTTGTCGTTCATCACAACCGCAATCTTCATCTATAAGTTTAGCAATTTGTTTTGCTAATTGATCTAAACGAGTCGCACTTGTTATGCGTTTAATATCATCACCCAATCCTTTACTTGACATATTTACTCCCATTTCTTATTTTGTTTAATAATTGCATCATAACCGTTTGCCATTGAGGCGTATGTGGTATTTCAAATACTCGAGTACCTGGATATGTATAAGATTGTTCAGGATGCATCAATTGCATATGTCCCGTATCATCAATACCTAATACTTTATATGGTACCCGTTGCATTGTAATTTGATTGCCTGGTATCATGGTACATCGTCCAGGATGTTTCCATTGTCCTTGCGAATCAAAAACACCGCCGGTTTTTTTAATAATCATGTTCCATTCTGTTTCTGTAAGTATGCGTTCTTTATTAACATGTTGTGCTAACGCATTAGTTACATTTTCATCAATTATCAATTGATTAGCAGTTATGTGATGAAGCATTTCTTTTAGTCGATCAATTAATCCTTTGTTTCGCAAATATTTAAAAGCTAAATTTTCTATAGAATACTCGCCTACTGCATCTAGTCCTGCCTGGCGCAAATTGCGAAGTTTAACTAGAATGCGTTTTATTTTTGTTTCTGCTTTTGGATCAGCGTCGTCAATGTTTTCAATTTCATATTCATATGGCTGAGCTTTCTGCCGAATCAAATCATCATCAATTGAAATTGTATCTGCATCAGGTTTACGTATCCATTTATTTTTCATTACGGAAAATATACCAACCGATCCATGCAAACTTTCATTTGAATCTTGTGCATACAATTCAATGTTCATTCCTTTATATGTTAATGGATATTTTGAATTCCATATGCTTTTTTTGGCTTGTAGATATTGTTGAACTAAATACAAATTATCGCCAACATTCAAATAATTTACAACAACGTGTAAATCTACATCGCTATGTTCTGTCCAATTATAGTTTGCATTGCTACCAATCAATATAACATCCAAAATAGGAGCATCAATTTCTAGAGAATCATGAAATGCAGTTGCAATTTTCATAAAGCCAGCACGGAGCTTCTTAGACAAACATTGATCCGTTGTCCACAATTTTGGATTGAGTTGATGTTGTGTTTCGTATTCGTTCAGCATTTTATATAAATATCATTATTTCCAAAAGAGCTGTACTAAAATAAGAGATACTGCTAACATCAATGAAACTGCAGTTTTTAAATTGATAGCTTCGCCTTTAAACATGTATGTCATTATGGTAAAAATAAAGATACCTGCAACAAATGATGTAAATCGTCCAGGCCAAAATTGGCCTCCGAAACCTGATACTGCATAACGAGTTGCTTCCATGAACGCCCATGTTATAGGAACTCCCAAAAACATCAAAGAAATCTTATATGTTCTTGCCCATTGCCAAAGCAACGGTCCATTTACTTGAACCCATACAACGATTTGACCCAATAAGAATATTGTTATTGATAGTGCAATGTGTCGATAATTCATTGCAAAGATTTTAGCATTGCAATCATACGAGGACAAGGATAAATATCCGATTTATCTTTGCGATAAGAATTATGAGTATAAACGCCCGGTTCTCCTTGCAAAGCTCGCGTTGATACTGTCCATAAGTCATCATGTCGGTATGTTAAATCAATGCCATATGTTTCATTCCAATACACCAATAATTGACGCGTTGATTCAATTTGTGCATCTGTATATCGATGATAAAATTTATGTCCTTTATATGGAATTTCTAATTCAGTAACTTGATCTGCAGGAACTTCGCGATCTACATAGTTATAAAATTTGCCATTAACTCGATCCAATGGCCCCCAGTTACAAATCTCAATACCAATTGCATGTTTATCTAATGATCGGTATGGTAAACCTTTTGATTTGAATACATCTGGTTTAATTCCTAGATGATAACCCCAATGCTTAGATGAAAATGCTTGACAAATTTCACCATCATATGTATCTTTTGATTGACCTTTACCTGAAATTGTAACGCAAGTTGCAATGCGACCTCTATCATCCGTATCCCACATTCTAATAGTGCCAATGCCAGAAGAGTTACCTGCAGTATGATGAAGTACAATTTGTTTCTTTTCGGTTGCTTCTTTTATGTATTGCGATTCTCGCAATGGAACTTGTTTGATTTTTGATGTATCTAGTTTCATAACTTAATCTTTTTTTCTCGTACCTTTATGTAAATCAATTTTATCTAATATGTCTGTTAATAATTTTCCTTCAATAAATCCTGCTATTGAAGCATTTTTCAAAGCACTAATGATTTGGAAGAATATAAATGGCAACAATATTGTTTCACTCAGCCAACTTGTTCCTGGAAATCCTTTTTCAATAATTAACAACGTTGTTAAAAACATGATCCAAACTATACCAGTTCTTAAAATTTTAAGAGCTTTACATGTTTTAAAGCCTTCTCGGCGCGTTCCCGCAATAATTCCGAATATACCATCTAATGCTACAGTAACAACGATTGCTAAATATTGTTCGGCGTTATCCATTGTTAGGTTTAATAAATACGTGCAAAGAAATGATACTGTTGTTGCTACTGACATCAATAATCCTGTTTTCATTCTACTCATACCTTTTTCATACAGTTGGTTCATCATCTTGTTTCTTTTGTTGGTTTGAAAACTTGTCTACTACAGTTCCAAACATGGCAGCAATAACAATATATTCTATAGCATCAACTAAATATTCTGCAGGTGCAATAGATTTTGAATAAAGTGCATTGACAAACATTATAACTAGCAAAGACACAAATCCAACTGCGCTGATAACACGCTTTGACGATACATCGCCTGATCGAGCATCTGATAACATGCGTTGAAAAAAGTTTTTGCTTTTACTCAATGTAATCCTTACGTTTAATAACAATTGTTTCATGTATAAATATGTTATTGTTTCGTTTTAATTAGATTTTTTTCATAAGTATTAATATGCATTATGGTAATTTTAAGATTTCCTAATTCAAATTGCTCACCAGGTTGTGTAAATTCTTTTAGAAGATCAGTTGCATTTAGAATTTCTGACAGCTGTTGAACGTAATTAAAATCTTGTTGTGTGAATTTATTGCCATCTATTTCAACTACAATATCATCATAATCATATCGGTCCGCAACCGTCAATGAATGGCATCGTTTACGTAAATCATACAATGTCTTAGGCTGTTCTGTTGTTACATACTTCATCCATTCTGCATCAGAATAGATTCTATCACACCATGGCTCTAATGCATGTAAAAGTTGTTGACTGCAATTTTCTATACGAATTGCAACGTTGTATTTAGGAAATATAATAGGATGTTGATATTCATCATTACGTATCCAACTACCCCATTTGCGAATATAATTTCGTCCTGCTTTTTCCGAAACTTGTTTGAAATAATCATCGTCTTTACCAACTTCTTCAGTCCATCGATGGCCTCTGCAAGTTAAATGATATACAAATGCATCGCGACTTTGAATTAGTTCATATCCAGATAAAATCCAACGTTGAAAAATATCCGAATCTTCATATGGAAATGGGGCAAATAATGGATCGTGGCCGCCCATTGCTTGAAAATCCGTTTTATACAAAATCCATGGCGCAAACATTCCTTTAGTTGTTTGATTTTTAAATTCGGCTTGAAGCTCCTGGCAATACAATTCAAAACCTAATACATTTAATGTATCAAAATCTTGTCCAAAATCCATAATGATTTTTTCTTTTCCAGCTGGATGTAATGGTGGTTCAATACGGGTTGCACAAACAACTTTTCCAGGTTCTAAGTGCTTTATCATGTTTTCAATATAATTCGGTCCTAAAATCATATCAGCATGTAATATACCTACTATTTCGTTAGTAGCCATATCAATACCTTTATCATAAAGTATTGTATGTCCTACACGATCTTCGCTTCTAAATGAAACACATTCTTGTTGTTGAATCCATTCCCACGAACCGTCAGTCGACCCATCATCTAATAAAATAATTTCTGCTGCAGGAGCATGCTTCTTAATACTTGCGTATACATTCTTAAGATGTCGCAAATTGTTGTAACTAGGAATTACTAATGTTATCATAATTTTTGAATTGTTAATGCCCATATAACATTGGGCGTGTGAATATTATATACTGAATAATACTTTGGATCATTGATTTCAGAACTCATTTCATCCCAGTTTTGAAAATCAGCTGAATAATAAAATCGTTCGTTGCTTATTTGAAAACCATGTTTATTTAAAATTTGTTTGATTAATTCTTGTCGCCGATAATCATAGTACCGAAGAAATGGCTCTCCTGATTCTTCATAATTCATATACGGTCCAGCTGGTAATGTTATGATAAGTTTTGAATCTGCATCTTTAAGTAGTTTACATGATTTTAATATTCCTCGAATATCATGATTCCAATAGCATACATCATCTTCTACTAATCCATCGGCCATTCTATTACCAGCAAACCAGAATCCAAAGTGCTCAAATACTGAAATTGAAATAATATAATCAAATTGACGAGTTTCATCAAATTTAATGAAATCGCATTGAATATGTTCCCAGTCCGTATTTTGTCTTAACCAATATTCTGGCAAAGATGGCATAATGTCTGTAGTAGATACAGTTGTAAATCCTTTTTCATGTATAGTTTCTGAAATACCTTCATATCCACCTTGACATTCTCCAATAATTAATACTGATTTTGAATTATCAGTTAGCTGATCTGCAAAGTATGGAACTTCTACGATCTTTGTTCCTTTCAATTGATTCATATTGTATAATTTTCTCCGTAATTTCTTAATTTGAAATATAAATCTTTATATGTAGAATTAAGAAAATAATTGTACATTCCATGTTCGGCTCGTTGACAAAATTCAGATACGCCGATATTGATTTTATTTTCTTTAAAGGTCAATGAATTCATGTGAGTAATTGTATTATTATCTGATACTATAGTTTTTAATCTTAAAGAATCTGCAACGCATCCGGCATAAAAATCTAAGCCCCAACCATGTATTAACTCTGCAGGAAATTGTTGAATTTGTTCTAAAATATCTCTTCGAAGTAACGGAGCTTGGAAATCTATCCAACTAACTTCTCGCAAACCTTTTCCCCAATTCCACATTTGTTTCCAATGACATTGTTCAATTGATGCATTGATAACAGTTGCAGAATATACTGCAGCATCTGAATCTTGTGCTTCTCGTAATGATGTAGTTAAAAATGCAGGACCATGAAATACTAAATCGTTGTTTAAAAAATATAAGTATTCATGTTTTGTTTGTAAAAAATAATCAAGTACTACATTAAATCCGCCGCCAAAATATACATTTTCTTCTA